CCAGCGGGTATTACCCGCGTCCCTCCTAAATGGTGGAGGGAACCCAGCGACGTTTAAGTACAACTGCGTCGCGCAGTGCGAAATGCTCTAAATGAGAAGCATCTCGACTAGCCCAGGGATCAACTTGATCCCGAAGGGAAGCCAAGGACTTCTGTAGAGCACCGTATCCCGAAAGTCTATCAGTACGATAGACCTCCTGTGGAACCAACGTTTTTACTTCAAAACGCTGGTAACTTTCGTTCCATCTCTCGATGGTTCGATACCCAAGGAAAGAGATACGGCCAAGACCCTCACTATTCTCGGATACGTAAGGAAGACTCCCTACGATCCGCTCCACTTTATCAAAGAGGAGCTGAGCCGTTCGCCAATAGCCTCTTTTATAAAAGAGGTTAGCGGTAGCGACCCATGAGATAATTTGTGAGGCTTGCCGCTTGTTCTCAGGACACAAAGTGCCGAGGTAGGTTGGTGAAACCAACTGCCCGTCATATGCGTCAACACCACATGACTCTCGAAACTTACCAGTTAAGAAAGTCTTATTGGTGTTTACCTTACAATTGTACTTCTGTAGGTAATCGAGAACAACATTCGCATTTGCACTTGGGACGATAATATCGTCACCAAATACATGGACTAGACGAGTAACATTAAAAACGTTAACGCTAGTCACAGGGAGGTTCTGACTTTTCAGTAGGGCTATTACACATATAGTGTAAAAGTACATAGCCTCAACTGGAAAGCAGAGAGCACTACCCATAGAAGCGAATTTGTTCAACGGACCGATTATTCGGCCGTCTGGCATCTCCGCTTTCGTCGACCTACATGCTTCGATCGCCTCCTGAAGAACAGGATTAAATCGAAACATCTCCAATGCAAGATCACGGGGAACCCGGTCACTGGCATCAGAAAGATCAATCGTTGCTAACTGACCTGAGGACGACGAGGTTAATGCGAGAGCCTGATTTATCGTTTGGTCGTCAAAATTGACGTGGCCAGACGAGATCGGGTGATCCTTGAGGCGTTTTACCAACCACCTCATGATCCCTTGCTGTGCATATTGCACACAACAAGGCTCAAGTGCAATAACCCTGGGCCCTTTGAGCGTTTTCGGAACGGGAGTTACCTTAACAGGTATCTCCTTATCCGGGCAGAGAATCGTGACATTAATGAGCTCCTCGGCATCCATAGGCATTCCCAAAGGGAAAGCACTATCAATGAGAGGAAAGTAAGGCTCAAGACGATCATGCCACTGCTGCCATCGGTATTTAGAGTTTCCTCTAACTCCGTCGGCAGTAGATCCGGGACCATGCTTCGGAATAATTTGGTCAATCCGAAAAGGACGAACCAAGTCAGACCAGAGCAAAAAAGTAACATCAAGAAAATCCTGATGCGACTCATCCGGTAATAAAAACGTCTCAAAGGACTGCTCAATTGAGATGAACGAGTCAAGTGCTGATTGCACCCTTTTCGGGGTACATTCAATTTTGACTCTTTTGAAAGTAAGGCAAATTTGCCGTACAGATTCAACAAGAGTACAAATATCACTTGAAACGCCACTATTCGTGGATTGTTCATTTAAAATCCTCCCTGTCTCCATATCGAACACTTGACTTAGCATACCTTGCAAAAATGCAGGGATTGCTAGCCTCTTTCGAAAATTTCTAAAGAGGTTTGAGTCAACACTGCCGTTAGCAAGGCTTCTTTCGAAGTCTCTCGCGAACGACGGAAGGGTAATCGTCAAAAACGACATACCTTCGTGTTCGATGCGGGATCTGATATAATCAAGATCTCGCGAATCGGAGACATCAGCGATGCACTTAGCACAAGCGTCTATATAGACAGCTTGTACTACTTCGAAATAGTCACTTACGTTGCTTTTCATACTTCCTCCTCGATAAGGGGGTAAGTATCAAGCCACGTACGTACACCTAGTCAGACCCAACTCGCGTTGGGTCAAACTTTACAGTTATCACCAACACACGTTAAAAGCGGTCGACAAATCCGCTCATTGCGGGTTCACTAAGCGGTAACGCTCCCTTTACTGACTCGGGTCTTAATTGAGCCAGATTCAGGATCGGCAGCTATCCCAATGGAAACGATATTACTATCGTCCTCATCGTTCAAGATGTCGACAATTCTTGGCAAAAGAGCCAAGATTATCGTTGCCAATTTAGAGAGAGAAAATTTCTTCCTCTTTCTAAGCTTTGGAGCTTGCGCTCCAGATTGTGTTCCCATAAGGAACTCCTTTCAGTGAATGTTAGATGGAATCAAAGGGTCGAAGACTCAAACGTCTACGATTCCTGTCCAAATAACTTGTCGACACACGTGTTGTCTAACCAGGTCTTAAACCCGGTTACTAGCTGCTCACATTGAGTCATTGAAAACCCATATGATGGGCGATCAAGGACTACATAGAAGGTCAAAGTGTCATAATCTTGCTTGGTTGAATCCAAGGGATTTGTCACGATGGCTCGCTGATCGAATCGCGCAACACTGCGGATTCGCTGGTCCTTCCCAGTTTGATGGGAAATAGTCAGAGTGAACGTTTGATCGTTCTTCTGATATACGCTCTTTCGAGACCCAGTCTCGACTCGAGGCATGGACTGTGCGACAGCATTGACGGTGATAGATTGTGGATCGGTATACATAAATGGTTGACCTTTCAAAGAATAGGATAGGTTTAGCCATAACCGCTCCAGGGCTCCATCCTTTTAGAGCCCAAAAGTTTAAAATGATTATGGTAGATAATCGCGGTGGATACATGTCAGAGACTAACGTCTCGTTATGTACAAAGCCGCCGCGATAGCAAGTTGCCGTGGAGTTAACATATTCCACTGCAGGTCAAAATCGAAAGGGCTTGCTGCCTCAAGGCGCTGCTTTGTCTCGATTTCTCGAGAGAAAGTCAACACTTTGGTCCCAGAATAAAACGGCAAAGTTACAATTAACTTGCGCGTCACAATCTGATGGCCCATGAGGTAGAAGTACTTGCAAGCGAGGTCATTCATGATACTGTCTGATAGATATTCTAACCAGACAGAGGATGAATTTAACCAATCGTTTGCCCAAGTCCACGGAATAGCCTTGTAAATATTGATAGGGGATATCCGGGCTCCGAAGATGTCCAATTGGCGCATCATCCGAGCCCATTCGGATTTCGAAAAATCCTCTCCCATATCAAATTCACGAAGATAAAATCTCCATGACCCAACGGCATAGATCTCGAGGTTTGTAATCTCGACAACTTCCCATGAGGGTTCAGTGGAGAAATAGTGTGACCAATGTGTACCAAGGATTGGGTCTAAAATTTGACCGTTACCCTTGTTAACACGAGTCACAACTTCATCTTCAACAACGGTCACCTTCCTTCTCTTCCATCGGCCATTGCGCTCTGTTATACGCGCGTTGATCTCGATGAAATGCTCGATAGCGGAATTAAATTTCCGGATATCAGAGAGAAAAGGAAGCCAGCCGAACTGTTCATTGAGGAACTGGTCCGCCACATAACGTGGGGACATCATTCTGTTCCGAACCGAACTACGTAAGCGCCGTTGAAAATGGCGACTTACAAGACCGGCGCCACTAGTAGGAAGATTTTGGGCCAATGCAGAACGTAAAGTTCTGTCATAGGAATCCTGCATCAACTTACCAGTGGATTGAACCATGCGTTTGACGTCTCGTAGTTCCTTAAGGAACACGTAGGCGTCAGCATACTCAATTTTGGGCTTACATTTATTCCAAGCCCTGTGACCGTAGGCAGATAAATCAAAGAAGTAAGGTGAGTTCGGAATAAGGAAGTCTGCTTTGTTATCAAAGTTAGGACCTCCAAACCACGTACTTACCGGTGGTGCGAATCCACCAACATACTTCATCAGTCCATCGGACCGAAGGTATGTTCCTCTTCCATGTACCCCGTCGTAGGGGTCCGTATAAGTCGCTCGTAGGTGTTTTAACGGCCCCCCTTCATAAAAGGGAGGACCTTTATGACCTTTTTGGTCAGAAATCGACTCCAGATTTTGATAAGGAGCCTGGTAATTGAAGAACTGCGGAGAAATCTCCGTAGGACTCCATATTCCGGTAGGAACACCACCCTGAGTTGTCATGGGGAAATACCCACCCAACTTTTGGTTCCCAGATTTTAATTTTCTGGGGGTGACCCTACTCCTAAAGCGATTAAACGGTTCTGCCATAGCTATTCTGTCCTTTCGAAACCAGTAGTTGATATTGGTGAAAAATCACCGATTATTCGCAACTGCTCACTTGCTGGTGATTATTGAGGAAACACCATCGCTGGCATCTCCAGGTCCCCCCGAG